TCTTATAATAATTAGTATAGTTAGTTTTAGTTTTATCAGATATAGAATTTTTAATTGTGAAAGCGTGTAGAAGTTCGGCCATGTTTATATATAATATGATGATAAAAAAGAAAATAAAAAATGAACGGAAAACTTGGATGGGCGGATGCATTTGGGGGGTAGGGATGGGCGGAGGCATTTGGTGGATAGTATCCACAACCCTACACTACCCTACACAACCCTACACTCCTACATAAATAAAAAACTATAAATATCTATATTATTATGTTATGTTATATGGTCTTATTATAATATACTTCATTATTTTCTTATGGTAAGTGTAGGGTAGTGTAGGGTGTGTAGGGTTAAAACGAAATTCATATATAAAAAGTTGTTTTTTTTTTATTTTATTTTTTCAAATGGATTTCAACATACCCTACACTATACAACCCTACACTCCTACATAAAAACCAAAAAAAACAAAATTAAAAAATAAATATGACATTATAAATGGTGTAGTGTATAGACGAGTGTAGGGTTATAAAAAAGATTTATCAAGCAAGTCCAACAAGAATAAACCGAAAAGTATTCACATATAATTAAATGGATTAATCTCTCTTTAATTATATTTCAAGTCATAAAAAAGTATGATGTATTAAGGTAATGTAAAGGTTCATGGTAGGTTTATAAGTCTGCTTGATAACCGAGATTTATGGCCGAGATTATGCAAGGTTTTTTTTGATTTAAATATTTGTTAAAAGATTGATTTAGTTTTTATATGAGAGCATATTTGATTTAAGTTTTTGTTAAAAAATTGTTTATTTTGATTTTTTGATTTAAATATTTGGTAAAAGATTGATTTAGTTTTTATAGGGTCAAAGAGGCCTCTTTGGGCTGCTATTAGCATTTGCTTTAGAATTGTAATTTAGAAAAGAAATATTTTGTGATGCTATTAGCATTTGCTTTAGAATTGTAATTTAGAAACTTTTTGCTATTAGCATTTGCTTTAGAATTCTAAAAAGCAAAATCAAATTTCTTAGTTTTTTATTTCTTAAATTCTCAAAGAGGGCTCTTTCAAAGAGGTCTCCACGGAAGTTCAAAGAGGACTCTTTCAAAAAGCAAAATAATAAAATTTAGAATTCTAAAAAATAAAAAACTCTAAAATTTGATTTTTAAAAAAAATATTAAAAAAATCAAAAAATAAAAAACTGAGAAATTTAAAAAAATATAAAAAAAAATATAAAAAAAATCATTAAAAAAAATACAAAATAAAAATATTAATCTTATAAGATTAATATTTTTATTTTGTATTTTTTTTAATGATTTTTTTTATATTTTTTTTTATATTTTTTTAAATTTCTCAGTTTTTTATTTTTTGATTTTTTTAATATTTTTTTTAAAAATCAAATTTTAGAGTTTTTTATTTTTTAGAATTCTAAATTTTATTATTTTGCTTTTTGAAAGAGTCCTCTTTGAACTTCCGTGGAGACCTCTTTGAAAGAGCCCTCTTTGAGAATTTAAGAAATAAAAAACTAAGAAATTTGATTTTGCTTTTTAGAATTCTAAAGCAAATGCTAATAGCAAAAAGTTTCTAAATTACAATTCTAAAGCAAATGCTAATAGCATCACAAAATATTTCTTTTCTAAATTACAATTCTAAAGCAAATGCTAATAGCAGCCCAAAGAGGCCTCTTTGACCCTATAAAAACTAAATCAATCTTTTACCAAATATTTAAATCAAAAAATCAAAATAAACAATTTTTTAACAAAAACTTAAATCAAATATGCTCTCATATAAAAACTAAATCAATCTTTTAACAAATATTTAAATCAAAAAAAACCTTGCATAATCTCGGCCATAAATCTCGGTTATCAAGCAGACTTATAAACCTACCATGAACCTTTACATTACCTTAATACATCATACTTTTTTATGACTTGAAATATAATTAAAGAGAGATTAATCCATTTAATTATATGTGAATACTTTTCGGTTTATTCTTGTTGGACTTGCTTGATAAATCTTTTTTATAACCCTACACTCGTCTATACACTACACCATTTATAATGTCATATTTATTTTTTAATTTTGTTTTTTTTGGTTTTTATGTAGGAGTGTAGGGTTGTATAGTGTAGGGTATGTTGAAATCCATTTGAAAAAATAAAATAAAAAAAAAACAACTTTTTATATATGAATTTCGTTTTAACCCTACACACCCTACACTACCCTACACTTACCATAAGAAAATAATGAAGTATATTATAATAAGACCATATAACATAACATAATAATATAGATATTTATAGTTTTTTATTTATGTAGGAGTGTAGGGTTGTGTAGGGTAGTGTAGGGTTGTGGATACTATCCACCAAATGCCTCCGCCCATCCCTACCCCCCAAATGCATCCGCCCATCCAAGTTTTCCGTTCATTTTTTATTTTCTTTTTTATCATCATATTATATATAAACATGGCCGAACTTCTACACGCTTTCACAATTAAAAATTCTATATCTGATAAAACTAAAACTAACTATACTAATTATTATAAGAGGATGCTGTCCCTTTTAGGAGGAAGAGAAATTATTAAATCTACGAATAAAAAAATAATCAAGGTTTTAAAAGATGATACACAAATACCAGCATCTTCCAAGATGGCACTTTTAAATGTCGCTATTGTAATTAAACAAACTCACGAATTAAAAACAGATGAATTAATAAAGTTTAGGGATACAGGAAGAGAGAAACTCACCGAACAAATAGCAACTAAAAATATTGAATTAGAAAAAGAACTGCCTACATTAAAAGAGTTAAATACTTTTATGAATGAATTATATAAAGAAAAAGATTGGGACGCTTTTCTTGTAAATTATCTGCTAATTAATTTTTCGGTTCGCAATATGGATTTAGACCTTATTATTACAATTGATAAAGAAGATGTCAAACCAGGGGATAATTACCTATTAGTGCAGAAATCAACCATTAAATACATTAGATACAAATATAAAACCGCTGAAACTTATGGGGCCAAGCAAAATGTAATAAAATCGGCAAAAGTTATGAGGGCGTGTATGGAAATGTTAGGCGATGAACCGAATGCCCTTTTATTATCAAGGAATAATGGAAAGCGTATCGCCGATAATTCGCTAAATAATGCGGTGAGTTCAAAAACTTTTGATAATATTGGAGAAGGAAAATACGCCAAAATTATTATTCGTGATAGTGGTAAAAGTGCCGCTGAAATTAGTAAAAATCGTGGGACATCAGTCGCCGTACTATCAAGCAATTATGATGTTAAAAATCAAGTAGCAAAACCCGCTATGAGTGCCGCTGAAAAGAAATTGAATGCAAAAAAGAAATAAAATCACATTCAGTATATACAGCCCTCAAATTCCATTTCGGCACAAGATAAGCAATAATATTTACCCTGAAACCTTTCATAATCGCCTATATCACAATTTATTTTACAAATGCTACACTTTTTCATTTATATTACAAACAGATTTTTAAATTCTATAAAAAAAGAATTCCATTTGGTCTTTACAATCGCAACAAATCCTTTTAAAGTGAAATTGCTTACCATCACGCACCCATATTCTATCATATAATTTAATATGATAAGACAAACATAAACTACAACTGGATTTTCGTAAATCATTCTCATACTCAACACTAAACACGCGATTATCGTAATTATAGGCACAATCATAATCCATTATATATTTTGTTTATATAATATAAATTAAATATTTATAATATATAAAAATGCAACAAGACTTAAGTTATTTGAATAAAAATAATGTTGATATGGTTTTGAAGAATATTGATGCTTTTTTAGAGAAGCACGACAAAGGAATTGAACCATATCGTTTAATAGATTTATATGAATTAAAGCGTGTTATTCTAAAAAATTATGAAATAATTAAAGAGAGGAGCCCTTCACCGCCTATATTTCTGTAGATGCTCTTTTATTTGGAAAACTTATAGCAACAGGCGTGCCTGCTGACTTTTTTTCTTCTAAACCATCAATAGCGACCTCGTCTATATAATTCCCAGCGTGAATGGCTTTTATATTCGTCATAAGACTTGTATTTATTTTATTGTTGCTGTTTATAATAGCATGTACTAATGTCCCTATACTTGTTAAACCAATGCCCGACCAGATTAAATAGGTATTATCTAAATATTGGCCTAAAGAACTTGTAAATACAGCGACGGATTGGATGACATAAAAACCATAACCTAATACTTGATTACCACAATTTATATTCTGTCTTTTATTCATAAAACGCAGTAGGTCATCAACTTTATTTTGGTTTATAATATTCTTGATTTTAATAGCGGTAAACTCATCGGTTATAATTGGGGCGTCATCCATTATATACTAATATTATATTTTTTTTAGATTTCAGTTATTTCATCTTTTTCAATACTAACCGACCTTGATGTTATAGGCGACATTGATAAATCGCTATCAGGTGTTTCTGGTATATTTGATAATCTTTTTTTATTTTTTAAATCTTCTAATTTATTCCTATTTTTAGTTATTTTCTTTTCGTTTCTCTCTATCTTATCATTCAAATCTTTCATTTTTATATCAGTTGCTTTATCTTCATCACGACAATCGCTATCTATACAACACATTTTACAACTCTTTAAATTGGATTTTTTCGCGAAATGCCCCAATCCTCCTAAAATGGCTACTACGAAGGAGGATATTGCAATAAGTTCAACAGACATTTTTAACTATATATTTACTTCTTATATTTTTTTTCTGTTTTAGTGTCAAATAGTTTTTCAGTAGGAATACGCAGTGTTTTCTTTTTCATGGGTTTTTCAGCTGCTATTTTTTCCTTAACAAACGAATTGTTATGGATACTTTTACAATCTTTACTACAATTATACATATATAATTACAACATATTATATATTTATTTTTATATTTTTTAAAAAGACCGACTACATAAGGAATTGTTTAAGCGAGTTTTTCAATAACAACGCGAGCATACAATTCAGCATCGCCAGAACCAACTGGGGCACCATAATCGGCAATACCAGAAGAAACAGTTACATAATGTTGCAATTCAAGTTGGTCACCAGCAGATAAATTAGCAGTAAAGATATTAGACGATTCACCTCCACCGCCAGTAGCACATCTGCTGTTGGAACCAGTTCCCATAGTCCCTGTCATTCCGTTAATGCGATAAAGTCGTGCTTTATTATTACCTGCTTGAAATACAACACTCATAAACTCAATCTTGTAGACACCAGTAGAACCCATTGTTATTACATTGTTGCTTAAAGATACACCGCCGTTTTGATTAGAGTTAGTAAGACCATTAAGGGGGCGAGTATGCCAAGCATTAATGTTTGGTGCTTGTCCGCCAGTAGTTCCAGATGCGACTTCATAAGTCAGGATAGTAGGCGTAGGAATAGTAGCATTAGCCCCCGCTGCTCCAGCAGGACCACGAAGAGAACCGCTGGATTGAAAAGCAGTTCCATCAAACACATTTGCAGTAAAAACATCATCTTGAAACCACATATCACCAGCAACGGCAGTTGAAACCTTGCTGGAAAGGGCCGCCGCATCAGCGACATTACCCTTCGCCAAAAGATTAGAACCATCAGCACCATCAGCACCATCAGCACCATCAGCACCATCAGCTCCGTCAGTTCCGTCAACCCCAGCAGCACCTCTAATTGGAAATGAGGTATCAAATGAAGTTCCATTCCAGAAATACAAAGTATAATTATCAGTTCCCATATATGTTTTACCAGTATCAAGAACACTTAAACTATTAGCAATACTCCCAGTTATAAGAGCTGATGCGGCGTTTGCAACAAACCGAAAAGAATAACCCGTAGCACCTTGGTCGCCAGTTAAACCTTGGAGACCTGCTTGTCCTCTCAAACTACCAGTTGAAACCCATGCTGTTCCATTCCACACATTGAGTGCGTGATTATCAAGAGTGTAATATGCCTTGTTTTTATCAGCAAGACCATATTGACCCTCAAGAATCGTTAAGACTAATTGGTCGTTGGCGATACCAAGGTAATCTAACGAGGAACCAGCTGCACCAGTAGCACCAGTGGTTCCAACATCGCCAGGGATACCTTGAGCTCCAGTAGCACCACGCAACGAGGCCGAATATGAAAAGGAACTGCCGTTCCATACCGCCATTATAAACTGGTCGTTGATAAACCACGCTTTACCGACATCATCAGCATCATAACCAGTAGGGAGGGCCGCAACACTCGCCATATTACCCATTACAACGATGGAATTTCCAGTTAAACCGACAGAACCAGTATTTCCTTGAATCCCCTGTGAACCAGTAGCACCAGTAGGCCCTCTCATTGAAACACCGCTGTCTTGGAAAGCAGCACCATCATATATATACATTTTGAAATCATCTTCAACAATATACAAATCTCCAGCTGTAGGAGTAGGCAGAGCATTAAGAGCCGCTAAGTCAGCAACAGAACCCTTGGCGACAACACCAGCACCAGCGGCACCAACGGCACCAACGGCACCAGTTAAACCAGTAGCACCAACGGCACCAGTTTCACCACGCAGACTTGTAGAAGAAGACCATAATCCAGGACCACGCGACACTTGAAGCGAAAAACTATCACTTACAAAATAAGCGTGTCCCACCTCGGCGTTGGCGGGTAAATCGGCCGATGTAGCCACACTACCAAGAACTAAAAGATTAGCACCTTCTTCTCCTTGTGGACCAGTTAATCCCTGAATACCTTGCAACCCAGTAGTCCCGCGAAGACTACCAGAGGATACCCAAGTAGAACCATCAAACACATACAGACTAAAAGCATCTGACGAAAAATAACTATCGCCAAAAGAGAGAGTAGCAATATCAATGGCGAGGATTTCAGCAGTAGTTAAAGTCCCCTTAACAAGGATAGAAGCACCCTTTAGCGATTGAATGTATTGAGATTGAGTCCCCGAGTTTCCTAAACCAAGCCAAACCTGATATGCACTATCACCATCAGCACCATCAACACCATCAGCACCAGCGGCACCAACGGCACCAACGGCACCATCCACACCATCAGCACCATCAGCACCATCAACACCAGCGGCACCAGTTTCACCTCTTAATCCTTGAATACCTTGATACCCCTGAAGACTAAGCAACCAGGCGGCCTCATCACCAGAAAAACCCTCTTCAACGGCGACTTGGTAAGCACTTTTACCCTGAGGACCAACCTCCCCGACAAAAGTCATAAGGAGTTTGCCTTGAGAGTCAACCGCAATTTTGCGTTCAATACCAGCCGCATCAGTTCCAACTGCAACCAAAGACGAGTATTCCTCGTTAAAGGAGGTCGCCATACGCATATAAGTCATAGAAGTCCCCGAGTTATTCACGACAGAAACACGGACATACTGATGAACGACACCAACAGCATAATTTTTAGAACCTTCAGTAGTAAGGTAGTTAAAATCACGGAGGGCGTCCCAGTTAGACCTATCTGTAGATTGTTCCACACGAACGAGACAATTTTTATCAGCTTTGATTGAAACACTGATTTCAACATTGGAGGACACGCTTTCAGCAAGACCAACAAAAGACGAACCAGCCGAAAGAGCGACGGAGGAATTATTGCTTATTGATTTCACCATTTATAATATTATATGATATAATAAAATTATAAAAATATCGCTAAATAATTTAATTGTCAAAAGTTATATTTGTAGCATTATCTTTATTGATTGTTTTTGTAACCTCTAAATAAATAGAAGTATTTGGTCCTAAATTTGCTAACTCTTTACCCGTATAGGGCGACAATATCCTTGTTTTAAAGTTCTGTAATTTCATAGGCATACCAATATGTTCGTATATTGCACTATCCGATGAACTATTTGTAATAAATGCGTTAGGTCCTGTATAATAGGTAGAAACTAAAGATTTAACATTTAATTTATCTACATTTGTTAATAAAATACTGCCGTTATATCCCTCAATAGATACTAAAGCGTGGCCTGTATCTGTAAAATCGCTAAATACTATTTTGGCGGCTAAAGAATTAGTTGTTTCAACGGCGGAATATAAGATTTTATTCTGTAGCGTAAAATTACCATTAAAAAAAACTGCTTGCGCGTTGAGGAAAATACTATCAATACCAGGTCTACCGCCTGTTAATTGATATAAAGGACTTGTTTCTGGGATTATTACATTTGTCCCTAAAGTCCCATCAGACACAGCACATAAACCCGTAGGTTGCAAATTATAAGAACTTGGAGTATACCAGCCCAACATATTTAAACTATCAATATAGGATACATAAGACATTTCAGTTGTCCCACTTGCTAAAGTTTCGGGGTCAAAAATAGTGCTGGTTCCTTGAAATCCCGTTGTAGTAGATTTTGTAAAAGTTTCATAATCTAAAGTAAAATCATTAGGTTTTTTCGGGTCGTATTTATGAGTAATATTAGCGACATCAAAACCGAGCTGTTCCCAGAAGGGCATACTTGTACCATCTGCTTTTGTTGCTTTCATGTCTTTAAATATAATACCTGATTGAGAACCTATTTGAATAACATTGCTATTTGTAGAATAACTACCCGCTACACTTGTTAAAGGAGCTATTCCAGAAACGCTAAAAGTAAGAGGTTTATAAAAACCAGTCCCTAAATTCGTCCATTCAGATACTATAATAGTAAGGTCATTTAATCCATCAATTCCACCAGGGAATAAACTACCACTAAAAACCCAATAGATAAATGTATCCGTTTCAATGTTTTCTACCTGAACGCCAAGTTTTTCTAAAGAATATATATTATTTTGATAATTAGCACCAGTAAAAGAAAATATAATGTTCCCTAAACCTGTTAAATCACTTGAAACCTTATAGGGTGTATCGTTTTTAATATAAACACTCCAATCAACCTTACCATCATTATCATTTAAGGTTGTAATAGTGCTGGGATACATAGCAGTTGCCTCTTGTAATGAAGAACCCGTTGTTAAGGGTTTAGTGTATATCGGGGTATGCATATAAGGAAACTCAAATAAACCATTGTTTTCATTATTGTAAGAAAGAGCCATTAAATTTGCCCCAACAACAGGAGTGCTAATATCGCACGGAGCAGAATAACCAACACCATTCGCCCCAGTAAAAGCTACCACCTCCTCTTTATGATTATTGAATACTGCACTAAATTGCATATCAAACCCAGGCATAGTTAAAGGGGGTTCCGCTGGTTGCCCGTCTACTGATTGAAATGGAGTGGAGGAAGCAACCGCCGCTGAGATTACTGGCCTAATTGAGTATTGCTTTGTAACTGGTAAACCATACTTTTCTTGAAGATTGTTGTAATAACTACTATCAATGTCATTTATTAAAGGCCGATACATCATCTCAATACACTTAATATTTTCATCACTAATATCTCCAAATAGAGGCATATCGTTATAATTATTTAAATTGTAATCGTTGAATATTAACCGCACATTACCCGCTGTTTGATTTTTATCTACATGAGTAAAAGCATTTGGACGATAAATAAAAGGATTATCATCTTTATAGTCGGTATCGGGATTATCAAAATCTAAATCGGTATACTTGGGATTTACTGGTAATTCTGCTGGTAATGTTGTAGAATTTCCATTATACCCAGGCATTATGTTTTTATTTTTACTATTAAAAAAGAGTTGAGGTTGATAAGTGGATGGTATTGCAGGAACATAGCAACTACTCGGGTCTAATGATTTATTAATATCAATTAGACTATTAGAACCCGCAGTTGTAGTACAAGAGAACAAAACATTTGAAGGAGGGACTATTTTATTACTTGCTATTTGATTTTTATAAGGGAATGGCCCTTGCTGACAATCTCTCGCCGAATAACCAAAATAACCCTTCCCAGAACCTCCTGCCCCACCTGTGAAAGAAAGTGCGTCCCAATTTAAAAGATAAGATAAATCAGGAGTTTTATACATTTGAGAATGTATCCCTTGGTTAGGAGTGCCTAAAAAACTATTCTTAGTCGTGGATATTTTTGAGGTTCTGTTTATTTTAGATTTTTGAATAGACATGCCTCTTGAAATAATTTCAGCCATATAATCAGGAGAATAGGAACCCGCTTTTAAAGTCATCTTCCATTTTTTAATAAAAGGGACTAAATCGCCAGGATTTAATATACTTTTATCAAAATTAGTAGTTCCGTCTATATTAGTAGGAGCAGAATAACATAAAAGATAAGGAAGTCCGTCGGGTTGATTTACATCTTGGGTATTACTAAACCCTACTGGATTATTTGCTAATACATAATTATCATCACTACTTAAAATTTGTTTAACTTGTGCTATTTCGTAAGCAGCTTGAACTGACCCCGTTGGAATGATATTAGCGGTATATGTTAAATCTGTTCTATTAATATCCAAATCGTCGTAAGGAACATAACTTCCTTTGCTTGTTGCTTTGAATGTAAAAGGAACCGCATAAGGCGTTATTTGTTGAATTTCCCCTGTTGGTATCAAATTAATAGCGGGTATTTCTAAAAAACCCTCTATATCAGATTTTTCGGGTATTTGTAAAACCTCAAATTGTAAATTACCAGAATAAGGTGCTAAAATTCTACCAGTAGGATTTACTTCTAATTGATAATTGATAGGTCTTCGGTGTAAGATATTAGGACTTGTTGCAGTAGCAGTAAATACTCCTCCCGTTTGAGTTGGCGACACTCTAATTGTTGCAGTAGGGGCGAAATTTAATTCAAATTCAAATGGAGCTTCAAAAACCTCTAAACCCATTAAATCTTTAGTAACAACAAATGTAGCGGGTATTGTTCCAGTGGTATTAGGTCCTCCATAAGGCGACCAATCAAAAGGCTTAGTAGTTGGAGAAAAAGGGCCTCCAATAATACCTCTACTAACCAGTGTTATTGTCATACCAGCAACAATAGCATCCGCTCCTTCTTGATAATAGTTAAACATAGTTGAAGTAATAGCAGAATTGCATAAAAATCTGGTAGGATTTATTATAAAAGCTCCGCCCTGCGAAAAATTAGTATCTGAATTCACAAAATTAGGGAAATTATTAAAAGCGAAACCCTTATCTACTATTTCGTATATTTGTCCTGGGACTGCACTTGACGCTGGTATAATAGGGTTATTATTAGTAGGAGTTTCTAATCCGTATTGCGTCCAATCTATATTGTCATTTGTGCTAAGAATAGTATAATTTACGCCCCTTTTAAGACCACTGAAATCTCCACTAAAATCATTATCAACTAAGATTTTTATAGGTTCTAAATTTTCAATTGTCATATACTTATCGCCTACACTTGGTATTTGATTTAAATCTCCTAACTCATTCCATATAGTATCGTATTGAAAATTTTTATAAACAAAAGGATTTCCTAAATGAGTTATAGTAGTATTAAAACTAACAGGAAACGCTTGTGATGCATTAATTTCGTCGGTAATAGGAGCTCCAAATAAATCCCATTGATTAAAATATAGAGTATCATCAGTATCAGCGGGGATATCCATGCTTATAATATGACCTACTTGTAAATTAAATAATTCTGAAACATTACCGCCGAATGTAATTAACGGAAAAGGGTCTATTGTTGAATATGTAAAAATATCAGTATTGTTTGATGTTGCTCCTAATGAAACCCAATCCGTATCAAACCCGTCTTTAAAAGCAATACCTTTATTTATGATATTATAAGTTTTGTCGTTTACTAAGGCAGACTGATTAGTAGTTGAAGATAAATTTAAAAGGGGGTTTGTGTTGGTCGGTTTAGTAGCCCCATATAATTCCCACTGGATATAATCACTTGTAGATGTAATACTATAAGTTATCCCCTCCACGATTTCGTTGAGATTATTCAAGGCAGTTATAAACGATGTTGCTGCTGGTGTTGTATTACTCGTAAAATTTATACTACCAGGGTATTTGGTATAATCATAACCAATCGCCAACCAATCCGTATCATAGCCGCCCAAGTATGGTAAACCTATTTTATCAATACTGCATTCTGCTTGTATATCAATATCCTTAAATTGAATTTCAGCGTTAGGATTTTTATCAATATCCGTTCCATCAATAGAGGCAGTGAATACTTTTCCATCATAAACGGGGGCAGAGCAACCTACCGATGTTAAAATATTATCAGGAGTTTCTGCTCTATCAATTAATTCATAAACAACGCCCTTTTTAATTTCATTTAATCCAACCGCAGGCATCTCTACAATCCAGTTTTTTACTTTATCAGAACTATAACAATGATAAATACTCTCGGCCAATGGAGCAAGGTTTTCTGGTGTTTTATCACTGCTATTATTTGCGACGGGAGTTGTAAATGGAACGCCAGTCGGTAGAACATTTCCAAATCCAGGGTTTTTTGTATAATCGTTAGTAGGATTATAATATTCTTGACATAATTGTTGTCGGTTTGGAAATAATTGCGTAGGCGGAGTAACGGCAGGAGGGACTATTGGAGTATCTATAACTCTTGATTTTATAGTAGTTCCGCCTCTGTTTATGTAATAAAAATAATAACTTAATTCTATGGTTGTATCTTGGTCTAAAATTATATTTCCCGATACTCTGTTTCTTGTATCAATAAAAGAAGATTTTAATGCAATAGTATCACCTTGTTCTATAAACACGGGTTCAGATGTAGAATTTTCCCAATTACTATTAGAAACCTTTGTGTCACTATTAAATGTGTTTAACCCGATAATGATTTTTTTAGACATTTAGTATATAATACCTCTATATAATTATATACTAAATTAAACTATTTTTGTATTTGCTAAATATGTTTTATGTTTATTGGTTTTTAAATGCTGTGTTTTACCACTATGACTATATTTCCCACCGCATTCGCAATCATATTTTAAACCTTTTTTTTCTTTCAATTCGTCTTTATGCTCTTGGCGATATTTTTTATAATATTTTTTTTTTTCGTCCTTATGATTTTCCTGATATTCTTTTGATTTTTTGTTTATGTAGTCCTTATTATCTTGGTAATATTCGGTTTTAGTTCTTTGTGGATAAACAACATTAACGCATTTATCCTTAAACAACCTTATATACTCACTCTCTTTTTTTTCTAATTCTGTTTTAGTATTACACGGAAAATTTTCTATCAGTTCAATATAATAATCTGTATATTGTAATATATGCTTTGATGATTTATTTGAATCAGCATTATAACAAACACGATGTTTACCTAATCGTTGTGATAAAGGTCTTGTGGTTGAACCAATATAAATCTTATCGGTTTGATGACTTCTGATTGAATAAATTTTTCCGTTTTGATAATCAGGCATTATCTTTTATTATCTTATATTATCTTTTATTATTTAAATTCTTTTTATATATATTATAAAAAATTAGTATACATAAAAAAACATTATTTTAAAGACTTCCAGGGGCAAAATTTCCAATAGAACCAGTAGAGCGTTGGTAGAAACGCTTAACCTCAGCTAAAGCTTGGATAAACTGAATTCGGTCAGCACCCTCATCAAAAGACGAAGACGCTTGAATAGTCAGTTCGCCGACGATAACCTGGTTCAAACCAATACACGAATAAGAATGAGAACCCGAATAAGTTTTGTTAATATTAGGATTATAAAGTCCCAATTTAATAGTTTCATCAGCAAAAGGGTATTTATCGTGATTGTAAGCGGCGGCACTGGGTAATATAAACTCACCAGTCATATCCGTTATGTGGGCCAAGCGACGAGCATCAGTATCCAAACCACCAAAGGGCAGCACAACCTTACCATCAATGATAAGATTATATTTCATACCAGCGTGAGCTTTGGTAAAGCCGTCATTTTGTGCCGAACCATTTGCAGAATTACGCAGATAATACAAGTACAGGTTAGAAACAAGCTGATTAGTGTAGGAGTTCATGCGTTGGTCTATCGCCCCCTTACCATCTACATTATGAATAGGGAGTTTATCAGGGACTATTTGGTCGTAAAGAATAACATCTTGAGCGTCCACTGGTTCGCCAGTTAAAACCTCATCAATAAAAAGCGTAGGGGGTTTAGTAAAGGTATATCCGTTCTCTTGAAATTCAATCTGGATATTCATAAAGTCTGCACTTACATTACGAGCTAAAAGATAATTAGACATAAAAGACAAATCAATATAACAACCGATTTTAGTAGCATCCATCTTACCCATTTGTTCGGCGAGTTTAAGTTGTCCCAAAGAAGGCACATCAACGGCCAACCCCGCGTTTTGAAACAGAAGGCGATTGATATCACGCTGAGCGGGATTGTTTTGATGAATCATTTTAATAGCCATATAGTCGGTGTTATGCATACTATCTACGATTTGACCCTGTCGGTCAAGGAAGGAAATAGACTTAATCAATGAATACACACCACGGGCATCAAAATAAACGGGTTTATGCTCTCCATTCACAATAGAAAAATCCGCTAAACGCAATTTCTTAGTCAGGTATTTAAAAGAACCCTGAATAGTGTAATACGCCCTTTGTGTATCAATGGAAGTAGGTAGAATAGACAAAGTTCGGCTTTCCATTATTATATATAATACTGATATAAAATAATAAAAGATATAACCAATATTATTTTATTTTTAAAATCGCTAAATATAATTTAGTTTTACATACTAATAAAACTATTGACATACATAAAGGCATCAAAAGCAGGTATTAAATTATCATACGCTTCGCCATCAATCTTTAATGCAATAGCAATTCGGTCATTAGACGAGGTCATAAGAGAGAACCCAATACCGAAAGACACTTCTTTATTCAAAAACTCATTCACAATAACATTTTGGGCGATATTACCATTAAGCGATTTAAGGTAGTTAAGCGCCGTTTCTTGGTAGGTTTGAATGGGGTAAGGGATAGGTGTGTCGCCGCTGTTAATCATTATTTCTAAAGAACCTCCAAGGCCATCCAGTCCCTTTATAAATTCGCTCATAAGATTATTATGAAAAATAGAGTTGCGTTTAGTTTGTTGTATGAAAGAAACTGCAACAGAGTTATACATAACGGGCGTCGTGATATTAAGGTAAGAGGTGGAGTTATTAACGGATTGCTGGTATAGATGTTTAACAGGCATAATCACAGAACCAGACGAGGCGGTAGGCGTCATCATTTCAACCCATTCAAGTTGTAAATCAGAAAGCGAGTAAAAGATTTCACTAAACTTGGTGTCGGCATCGGTCATGTAATATTCTTGAGCTTTGCGGTCGGTGTAGAATGCCTCAACTGCATTCGCTAAAGTAAGCGAGATTTGAATAACCGAAAACTTATCGCTTGACAAGTCAGCGGACGCTTGATTTATAGCAATCATAGGGAGCATACTAAAGGAAGTTGGCCCTCCTACCAATTGAAAAGGGTTCATCGTCCCACAGAGTTCCGACATAAGCATTGACGAAGTATTTAAACTTTCTAAATGATTGGTAGCTTGCCGTTGCATAGCGATATTACGATTATACATTTGAATATTCTCAATACCCGAGTTATTCACGCTCGTAGAGGCAGAACGAATAACGGAATGAATACCAGCAAAAGCGTCTAAATGAATATGGTCGGCAAGGCGAATAACCTCATCACCAACACGATTACAAGTAACCGAAACATTACCAGACAAACGAAAAGACCCAGCAGAAATGGAGCGACCAGCAGGGAGTTTGATAATAAAATCTAAAATATCATTCTCTCCATAAGCCGATTTAAGCGACGAGGGTTGTGTAGCATTATACAAGAGATTAGACATTTATAATATTATATGATATAATAAAATATTATAAAAATCGCTAAATAGACTTTAAAACATTCTATGATTAAATCTATTGTTTTTTAAAGAACTAAATGATGGAAGGATTATTTCAGGGACAGGAGCAGGTACAGCGGCAGGAGTAGGGGCTGGTGCTGGTGTTGATTGTTTAACTGGTTCTGCTTCTTTAACTTGTTCTTTTTGTTCCTTTGGTTTTTCATCGTTGAGAGATTTATTAGATTGTTTATTTTTTTTATAACTAACTAATTCGTTTATTGCATTATAAATACCATCTAATTTGTCATTGTTTAATTGTTGTTTCTTTTTAGGTTTCTTTACAATAACAACCTCTTCTTCCTCGCTTGATGAACTGCTGTCTTCCTCCTCTATAATAATCTGCCTTTTCTTTTTCGCGGCGGGGGTTGGAGCAACATGAGTTTCCTTAACTTCCTGAACCTCCTTAATCTCTTTTTTTTTAGGGGTGGGTGCTTCCTTGGCCTCTTTCTTTGCCTCTTTCTTTGCTTTTAATACCTCTCTTGCTTTTACTAAGCGGTCTGCTAATACTTGCCTTTTCTCCTCAGTTAATTCTTTCTTTGTCTTTTTCTTCTCTTTAACTGGTTTCGTTTTAATTTCCTTTACTTCTAATCCAATATTATCATCTTCAAAAACATCGTCCATTTCTATATATATACTATAATAACATTTATTATCTAATTATTTAACTAAATGTTATTTAATCTCTCTTCAATTCTTTTTTCAGCAGTTAAAAATATATCTGTATCTTTCTCTATTCCAATATACTTGCGGTTGGTATTGATTGATGCAATAATAGTGCTTCCGCTTCCCATCGTAAAGTCCATAACCATATCACCTTCATTACTATAAGTTTTAATTAACCACTCGCATAATGGTAAAGGTTTTTCTGTTGGGTGTAATCTATATTTTGGTTTAAAAAACTCAATCACGCTACGAGGGTGTCTATCACCAGTTATATTTTCAGTATGAAACCCTGTTTGGACGCCATAAACACAAGCATCTTTTCTTTTGGTTTCTACTTTACGATAAGGTTTTCCTGCTGTTTTTTGTGGGTTGTATATCCATTCTAATCCTTTTGGTTTTTTATTATTACGAAAAACATATATCATTTCGTGTGCTTTTAATGGTTGATATTTTGCAGAAAGAAAACCTACCGCATTTGTCTTTTCCCAAACGATGTCGTAGTGAAACCAATTACGATTGCTGGAAATTAAATCAAATCCAAATTTAGTATTACAAAAAAAAACATATTGACAATTCTCTCTTCCTATCCTTTTTAATTCAATCCACATCTTTTCTAAATCAATAGCACAATCCCACTTTAACGCCGTGCAATTATAGGGTAAATCCACCAGTACCAGCTGAACCGACTTATCGGGTATAGATGCGAACTTGTTAAAACAATCATCATTATAAATAACGGATTCCATTTATAATAATGAGAGATTGTATTATATAATTTTATACTAAATACTTTTCAAATAGACAATATGTTTTCTTATATTACCTGTAGTTCCGTATTTTATATCGTATTCTTGATATGCATATTCTTTTAAAATATAATCAACGAGATAATTATATGAATGTATTAAAAGACAATTAAATTTATCATTTTTAAATAAATGTATTAATCTCTCCCAAAAATTTTTATATAATGTATCTTCATCACTTACTTTATAAAATCCATTACATTCAAAAGCATACGGAGGGTCAAGATAAATTAATGTTTTTTCATTATCATAAATAGATAAATCTATGGTTGTAAAGTCTGCATTAATAAAATCACAGCATTTAAACATGTCTTTAAAAGCTATATTTAATTTCCAATAAACTCGTGATATTGGCGATGATTTAATATTTTGTATTAGTAAAAACTTTAAATGCACATCATCTACATTTTCATCAATCCATTTTATACTATCTTTTGTTTTGATTTGGGACTTATCTTTGTTTGTTTTAAAGAGGTCAAAAATAGTATCACAGAGAGAATTATATTCTTTTAAAAATATTTCAATATTAGTTTCTTTCAAATGATTATATAAATCAATTAACTCTTTATTGGTATCATAAATAATATATTTTTTGTCTTTGCATTTCTCTTTATTCAACCACAAATATCTACTATAGCCAAATGAACCACCGAAGGGTTCTATAATTGTATCGTATTTATCAATATCAATATCCAGATGCTTACTTTCACGAAACTTTGTTCCTACATAGTTAATTATGAATTGAGATTTACTCATTTTAATTATATAATAACGAGAGATTGTATTATATAATTTTATACTAAAAGAACCTTTTTTTAATATCTGCTAAACTATCTCTATATGAGGGTTTATTCCATAATAGCCAACGGCTCCAGAAGCCAGCAGTATCAACTCCGCTTTTCGTCCAGTTTTCTCGTGCTTTATGTCTTGATAGATATGCATTCTTTCTTTCTTCGTCTTTATGTGTGGTATAATCGTCGTAACCAGTTGCCCCAAATTTAACACTCTTTTCACGGCCAGTTTCTTTATTTTTTAGTACTGCCTTATATTTCTTTTTATCACCAGAAAGTTTAACTAACTTTACAAAATCATAACCCATTATTTATATAAAGAGAGATTTAATTAATTAGATATGTTTTAAAATATGGGCGACCACTTCAACATTAAAAGCATTGCCTAAGCATTTGTATCTATTAGTCATTGCAATACCCTCTGTATAATTATCAGGAAGGGATTGTAAGCGTTCGCATTCAATAGGCGTAAGTTTTCTAATATGTGATGGTTTAATTTCTGTATCGTCTTCTATTTCTGCCCCATCTTTGAATACATAATTATTTTTATAAACACCAGTCATACAGCGATTAATTTCGTTCTGTGATACGCTAACTTGATTATATCCTAATGTGAGGCATAATGCTTTACCATCTTTCGCCATAAAGTTTTTATGTAATTTTGGTTTGGGTTCACTTGTTCCAATGTGACCGACTTTAACCATTGTCCTCTGTTTCTTTTCTACAGAGTTTTTCACTTGTGCTTCACTGTTAGAAACTTTACTATAAGATGAGGTTAATACATAAGATTTGCCTTCCTTGTTAAGCATTCTCTCATCTACTTCTGCGTCAGGTTGTAAAATATCTTTTAATAAAATACCTCTATCTTCAGGTAAGTCAAATTTGATATTCGTCCAAAAGTATCGCTTACGAGTTTGTGCTGATACTAAACTTGCATTAAACATTACAGGTTCGCAACCCATTATACCGCTAATAATATCTTTATCTTCTTTCTTCATACTCGCTACATTTTCAAGTATAAAGTATTTGGGTTTCATTTCATTTTTAATTCTCACATATTCAAAGAATAAAGAACTTCTATCCCCTTCTAATCCTTTCCTTTCTTTTTTTGCTATAGATAAATCTTGACAGGGACTTCCTCCTACAAGTAAGTCAATAGGTTCTTTAATCATATCTTTATTGAAATCAATTACAGAACCCAGAGAGATTATATCAGGATAATTCTTTTTAGAAACTTTCATAGCATTCTTTTCTATTTCACAAGCATAGTATTTATTAACTGGTATACCAGCACGCTCAAGGGCAACCATAGCACAACTAATTCCGTCAAACAAAGACAACACATTCATCTAAATAATATATAATATGGTGATATTGTATATTATTTTTTTTAACTTATTTAAAAGTCATTTATTTAAAGCGTCATCAGAACACTCTTAAGAAAATACATAGTGCCTTCCTCAATAGGAGAAAGAGCAGACTGAGGCGAGTGCAGAGCAACTTGTACACTAAAAGGTTTGTTGTTAGTAAAATAATTACTCTTGTCATTAGCCGTGTAAATTTTAAGAGGAAGGATACGGACAGGTTCGGCAGTGTTTTCAAGGCCCTTAATACCATAGAAATTACGGAGGGGCAACATACTATTACTGAAATAATCCAGAGTTTTATCCAGATGCAAAGAAGAAGAATAATCAGAACCAATTGTTTTTAAAGCAATATCCGTAGAGGTATTCGCGATGTTATTCACCTGAAAGCGGTAAGAATAAACATTAGGAAGAGTAGAAACAAGCGACCCACGCTTAGGCATCAAAAGAGCGTTATTAAACGACGATGCTTCCATAATATTAAACTGCCGTTCGTAGTCAAAAGTGTTATCTTGAATAGTGATAGGTTCAACTCGGTAAGTGTTGTAAGTCATACCCATCGGGATTTTCTTGTTCTTGGTGCTTTGTTGCAGAACAACCTCCAATCGGTCAATTTCGTAAGTTAACCCCTTGCTTAATTTAGTAACAAGCTCAGCATCTCCTTCACCATCACCCAACGCCGTAGAAACACGCTGATAATCAGAAATAATCAAATCAAGACTGGTGGCGGTCTGCTGTTTAACAACACCCTCCCAAGCTTGTTTCAAAGAAACACCAATGCTGGAAGTAGGGCATCCCAAGTTGGTAAATTTAAGGATATGAAACCCAACCTCATCAGACGGCGTCGCAGAAATAAGACGAACTCCACGCCCAGTGTTAGGGAGAGCCATCATTCCATTACCAGTAGCAAGGTCTCCCTTGATTATATCAGGGCCAATAAACATTGTTTCTTCATCAGTAATCATAGCGGCGGCGGCAGTAGCGGCGGCTTCAGCGTCCCCACCATCGGGGTAAGCTTGAGGGTAAGTCAACTGATAAGACAATGAAAATGTCGCTTCTTGATTAGCTCGTCCGTCATGCGTTATAATGCTTTGTTCTTGCAGTTTTTCAATAAACGCATCAGGGACTTTAATGGAATTAGCAGTAAGGTCCAATTTAAAAGCAGCATCTATTTCAAGAGGAGCTACAAGCATATCCTCCATTTCAAGACGCAGAAATTTTAAATCAGTAACAGCAAACCAAGCGTATTTCATTCGCAGAGTAGCAGGAACGGCGGCCGTCGCGGGAGTTTCAGCGGGCACAGGGTCGGCCGCGTGATTAGCTTCAGCAACGGGGATTGTAAAAACAGGGGCCGTTCCTAAAGTAGCAGCGGCAGCTTGAATAAAACAATCTTTCGTGGTTAAATCACCAATAACCCCAGCGGCATCCCCTAAATTAAAAGAGGGGATAATATAAGTTTCACCACCGACATACGCTTTCGTAGTAATAGCAGTAGGAGTTCCTTCAATAGTGTAGACACCAGTAACAGGGTCAATCTTAATTTTAATTTCGGTAATATCACCCGCTTCAGCACCACCAGTTAAATATTGACCCGCTTCGGCACCAGTCCAAGCAGCAATATCGGTATTGCTAAGAGTGTATTCCAACACAGGAGGAACAGCGGGGCCTTCCGCAGCATGACCCAAAACATCAACAACTTCATTTTCAAATGCAACAACACGAGGGATTTCGCCAGTTTTAGATTCCATTTCAAACACCATTTTACAATGGCGACCAGCTTCAATGCCTCGCGTTTGAATTTGTGCCTCGGTTAATTCTTCCTTAAATTGTAATTGCTGATTACTCGCCCAATCATTAACCGCCACAGGTTCTTTGCTGACCGCTTCAAAAAGACGAGCTTCATACACACGAGGCATATCCGCAACGCTAATAGCAGTATCACTATGAGGGAATAATACACTGGGGTAAGCTTGGGTCATATTATTTTCAAGAGTAACATTGTTAGGGTATAACATTTCGCTAAAGTCTTGGTCGTTTTCAACAGCAGAGCGAATAGGCACAACCTTAAACAAAGTATTCTTATCTTCAAATTCAAGCGATATTTCTAAACCACCAACCTCCGACAACCAAAAGTTTTGCGATTTACACACTTCAAAAATATCACCGAGAGGAATTTGCACTTCAATCAAATCTTTCAAAAGCGAGGAAAGAGTAGACATAACAGCCGACCCACGCTTATCAGATAAGGCGACGCCAGTCAAAAGGGACTTGGCGGCAACGCGTTCCTTATTAGAGGTTAATTGAAACATCGTCTGCGATATAATGTTGCTAAACGGGATAGATTCAATAATAGAGCCATTACCGCGTTTAAGAATGCAAGATTTAATCATAGACGCTGGGGTATAACTGAAATCCTCATGACCGAATGAGACGGCCAAATTGCGTTCAAGCATACGCTTCAAATTATCGGTAGTAATCGTTTGACCCTCTTTATTCATAAGGCGTAATCTCATCGCCAAATAACTCTCGGACAAATCGGTTTGCAGATTATCCGCAGGGATGGCGATATTAGCTCGGTTGTAAGTAGCCGTATACTTTTGATTTTCTTTGGAGCGATATTTGATAGTCCTCATCATATTGATACTCATCTTTATAATATACAATGATATAAAAAATTTATATAAAAATCGCATTAAAATCTTTATATAAAATTGCCTAAATAATCGGCGAATATTTATGGTATTTTTCTTTCCCTTTTAAATAGGCATTTCGGGCCTCTATTTCTGTTTTAAATCCACCTAAATTTATTGCTTTATAATTTACTTTAATTTTAGCCATATATACCTTATCTCTTTTATGATAACTATATCCTTTGACTTTTTTTTTATTTTGTTGATTTTCTCCATTTGATACTATTCTTAAATTTCTAACGGCATTATTTATTTTATCCCCGTCTATATGGTCTATACTATTTGTATGACTATCACCTACTATATTTTTTAATCCTAAAAAGCAAAATGCTAAAAGTCGGTGTCGTTTAATTTTTTTATCAACTACTCTAATTTCATTATATCCATTATTAATTGCTTTATTTTCAACTTCATACCACCCTTTTCTTTTAAATAATCTTTCAACCCTTCCATTTCTATAACACCTGATATAGTCATTATAATAAACGCAATCAATCGTCATCTTATTTACTCTCTTATTATGTTGCTATATTTAAATCATTTTTTATTTACTATACGCCAGGCTGGGCGACGGAAGAAATATTGGCTTGTGGTACAATGTCATTAACCATTTGAGGAGGTTGTGGCGGCGTTGGTAAATTCGGCGTTCCTTTTGCTAAATTCTTGCCGCCCTCAATTAAACCAAATGCTCCTAATCCAGCGGCGGCAGCACCAACCAGAGGGTCTACCACTTCCCCGACTGCCTCAACTGCATCAGTGATACCACCCAAAATGTCTGAAAAAATACTGCCTCCCGTCTTTTCAACTTCGGGCAGAAATTCAGAAATCTCAGCAGGTTTTACATAAGCGGCGGTTGTTTCTCCCCCTGCGGACAATTCCGCCTCACTACCCTCTGCTACTTTATAACTTACATCTTGCGATTGTAATACTTTTGTAGCACTTTGCTCCTCATTAGGTATTAAAGTGTCTGGATGTAACCCGCTTGATGTTTGGATATCAGCCCCTCCTGCTTCTGCTCCGCCCGATTGCTCGGTAGGTAAATCTGACTTAGGCATTTCCCCCCCTCTTTGCCCTAACCATTCAGGCGTGTCTGCCGTTTTATATTTGTTAAAATTTGAAAATGTTAAAGGTTCATTATCAGGGATTACAGCCCCTCTATTTGCCGCTCTAATAACATCATCATCACTTTTTAAAGCAATATTATCTTTATCAATAGAGGCCTCTACTGGTCTGTTCTCACCATAAAATTTATCAACTCTATCATTTAAAAAAGCCCGTGATTGTTCTGCATTCATAATACTACTTTCTGGATTGGTTGCTATTTCAGTAGCACTAACCGCTGATGGTTCAAATAGAGGGTTATCAAATGTAACACTTCTAACCGCCTCGTCGGTTGCACTGGGTTCTGTAGACGCACTACTAATTTGTTCTACCGCGTCGCCAAGAGCTTTAGGGACATTACTAACCGCATCGCTAACATCACTGACCGCCGATTTAGCAGTATCCGAAATATCATTTACTATTTTTTTAGCATTTTCGGCGGTTTTACCTAAATTGTTATACACTTGTTTAACTTTTTGATAAGTATTTTTAATGCTATTAATTCCAGCGGGTAATTCCATACCAGATTGGATAAGTTCGCCGAACCCTGCGATTTGACTTTGTTCCTTCATTTCATCTTCCACTTGAACCTCTTGATTTAATGCAACTTTATAATTGAATTGTTCGTTTCTATATTGGTTTATGTTATCGTTAATTTTAGCCTCTTCATTCTGCTCGTATTGTTCCTGAGTAGCGTTAATTTGTTGGCTTACCATCTTTTGATTTTGATAAAAGTTATACGCCATAATAAATATATATATATAATGTATATAATATATTATGGATAATATGTCTAAAACATCTATTTTAAAAATCTTACCAGTAAAAAAAGAGGAAGAGGCGGAAAGCATGTTAAACCCTATACTACCAAACCACCCCTTCGCAATGTGCCTCTGTGCCCCGCCGCGTGCTGGAAAAACAAACGCCGTTATGTCCCTCATAGCAAACAAAAACTTTTACTATTGTGGTAATGAATACGACAAAGAAAACCCCTCTTTTTTTGATGAAATCTTTGTATTTAGTCCAAGTGCGTTATTTGATAAAACCAGTAAAAAAATATATAAGGCGATGGATAATGTAATTGTATACGATGAAATGGACGATTTGCTAAACTCACATATGATTATTTCTGAAATAATGGAAGGGCAAAAAAAATGGGACGAAGAAGAAGAGGGAAGACCAAGAAAAAAAATTTTACTTTTATTTGATGATATGGTTTCTTTGTTTGATAAAACAGGAGTTTCAACACTCGTTACAAAATATCGTCATTATGATTTTAGTATTCTATTATGTAGTCAAACTTATCGTAAAATACCTTTAGTTGTTAGAAATTGTATGACAGCTTTAATGTTTTTTAACTTGATGAATAACAAAGAAACGGAAAAATTATACGAAGAACACGGCAGTAATGTCCCTGATTTTTACGAGCATATAAAAGTGTTAAATAAAAAATACCAATTTTGTTTCTATCATATAGAAGACCAAAAGTTTTATCATAATTTTCAAACGCTTTTGTGGTCTAAAGATGATTATTTAGAATAATTTGATTTATCCTTATTGCCTTCTTCCCATTCTTGCAATTTCATTAACCCAGCAACACCGAATAGTTGTAAGCCAGTATAAAATATCATGTATTTATGATAGGCGTTCATTATATAATAAGTATTTAAATTATATTTATTATATTTTTTTGTAATTAATCTCTCTTCAATTAAAAAATATTTCATTTATTAGTAAGGACGAAAGAAAGACCTTGCGATGATAATGGTTGATTATCTAAGGTGCTATAAATTCTAAAATTCAAGGACGATAATTCAATATCATTATTAGTATCAACCTTCAAATAGATAGGTTCTTTTGGTTCATAGCGATATTCGTATTTATGCTGGCTTTTTACAACATCAGGGGTAAAATATGCAACCACATTGCGGCGGCCTTGGTCTTTCTTTTCAGCATCACTGGGTACACCACGAAAGTTTTTGACTTTAATAGCATCTATTTCCAAGGCCAACTCTAAATTTTTGTATTTGTAGAGTTCGGCATCATACGGGGCGTTGTATTGCAAAATTCCTTTTGAAGAAAAGTTTGCTATTTCACTAAAACCTAACACATTCATCAAAGGCAATGCTTCGGTAAAATCTAATTCAAATTTCATAGTTCCAACGACAACATCATTAGAACTGGTCGCCAATGTTGCTGAAACGCCTAAGTCAGTGACGGAGTGTTGAGAACCCCTGTCTGGTGTATATTCCATTTCAATATCATAAGTCTTATCAAATTCCCATGTAAAATCGCCTCCTAATTGAACCTGCTCGGTCTGGTCCCATACTCGTGTGACTTGGTCCAAAAATGCATCATAATAAAACAGAATAAATTTGCTTTTATGTTGAACGAAATAGAAAAAGTTATTGGCGGACTCTGGTTGCGTAGACCACGGACCAACATTTAAACGCTGAGTTGGGTCTTGTAAATACAATGCCCTATAATTATAAAATTCATCGCCTATTTCAAATAGTTCACTATTTATGTTAACAAATAAAGCGGGTATTGGTAAATCTCCTTCTACTCCTGGGTCTGTTGTAACTAATTCTAAATAAAAAGCGTCATCAACTGCATCTTCAAACCCTTTTTTTTTAAGACCACAACGAAAAGAACCAAATGTATTTGGGTCTTGATTAAATGCTAATTTAAAAGACACTAAAACACCACCGCATTTTGCTAAAGTTCTAAGATTAGGGGGGTCTATGTAATTGCCTAACATAGACTTTTTGCCGCTTTGAGTGTTTAGAATTGGTTCAGTTAAAGTGCCCGTTAAGGTATCTAAGGTAACAGGTTGTATCTCAAAGCGGTCTAATTTCATACTGATTTTTTCAGAAGGAAATGGAGTTAGTTCTGAACTTGAGGTCATTTGAAACCCTAACCCAACAAAAATATTGTTTTTTAGGTCGCCATCTTCAATTTCATTTGGTCTTAAATCATTTTCAACCGATAATTCAATATTTATAAGAGCTTCCAAATCTTCTAAAAGGCCTTTGGTTGAGTCATATAACTTTTCTGGAACATTTATAAGAATTGTTTTTTCCACTTCGCCTGGGGCAGTGAAGGACATTTTGATAACTTGTTTCTTGACAAGGATAGGTTCAGCACGAATATCATATTCAGATGAGAATGAGGTCAATGCTAAAGTGCTTCCTGCTTCTATTTTAAGCGTATCGCCAAAAAGGACATTGGTAGGGGCATTCGTACCTTTATACTCTGGAGCAATAATTTTAAAGTTTTGAGCCATTTATATTATCTATATATAATATATTTATTATATAAATGTCTAAAAGAACTAAATCTAATGAGTATTATCATAAAAATATTAAAAATGATGATGACTATATGGAAGTGAAAAGACTTGTAAAGCGTGAATGGTATGAAAATAATAAGGATTATGTTAGTGCATATTATAGAGTATATAGGGAAAACAACAAAGAGCGTATTGCAATGAATAATTTAGTATGGAGGTTAGACAATGGGAAGATAAAATGCCCTTTAGAAATTAAATGAAGAGAGAATATTAGTTAAATTTATGTTATTTTAAATATTTAGAAATTCTATAATAGAATGAGTGAGTTTTATAGCGATGAAAGTAGTGCATATTCAAGTAGCGACAATGATGATTATTATTGCTACTATTGCGAAACCGACCTTGATTATGAGGACAATGTATTTGAAGATGTAGAACCATGTAAACCGCGATATTATTGCTCCAGTTGCAAATTACATATTCATACTGACGATTTAGAAAGTGATTGAAATGATAAATAATATAAATTATTGCTTATCATTTACGCAATTAAAGTTTTTGCGGCCATTATCATTTGGTGTAATTTAGTATTTTGATGTTGCTTTTTGGCATTTTTGCTGTATTGATTACCACAATCGCACATTACCTTTGAAAAATCTCTTTTAGATGCATTAAAGGTCACATTAGGAGTTATGCCTGGTTCTTTTTTAAACACCTTTTCTCTAATTTTGACTTCATAAGGTTTCATTTCATAACCTAATAATAACATAGCAAATATAAATTCTCCATTGCTTAAATGTTCTGATTTACCCTCATCAGTCCAAATATCCTCTATTGTATGTTTTCCGCCATAACTCCCAGTATTCCAATACTTTTTTCCTAAAATACTATGTTTTTGGAAACTTTTAGGAATATCTTTAATACATCTATTTATTTTGTCAAAATTAGTAATTGCTTCCAAACAATCACGGCTTTTTAATTCAACGCCTTTATAATCTAATCTAACCTCTTCTGGAAAATGCTTTTTAGTCATGTCTTCAACGATTTCTGCAATATTGTCTTTTGTTAATTTCATTCTTTATAATATTACTAAATATTTTAATTTTAAGTTATTTAATTATATATATTTAGGGATTTTGATATATTTAGGGATTTTTATAAAGAATTAAGGATTTTAAATTAATTAATTATAATGACTTAAAAATATAATATTTGTATATATTATAAAAGGAATAATATGGCGAACCAACTGACAAACTATTTAGCGAACTTCAAAGCAGAAAAGAACGGCAACATTACCCACACGAGAATAGGTGATAAAAATTTAAATATCTATGGTGGCTCTTACAATATACCAGATGAGAGCCATTTAGAGTTTATGGAAATTTATTATAACTGGGTTGTTGTAGCAGGAAACGATGAATACTTAACTGAAAAGCAGGACAGAACAGAAGGCGTAATTGCTCTTGATTTTGATTTTAGATATGATACATCTATTAAAACAAGACAACACGACGACGACCATATAATAGATGCTTTAATGCTTTATATGGATAAACTAAACGAATTATGTGATATTCCAATTGATACAACGATTACTGCTTATGTTATGCATAAACCTAATCCTAATTGTTTGGAGAATAAAACCAAAGATGGAATACATATCATAATAGACGCAAAATTAAATAGAAACGCTCAAAAGATAATGCGACTTATGTTAGTGAGTAACCTTAAAGATGTATGGGCCGATTTACCAATAACTAATGGTTGGGACGATATCGTAGATGAAGGTGTTGTTAATGCATCTGTCAACTGGCAATTATACGGCAGTCATAAACCAAATAACGAAACATACAAACTTACACATAAATACGAATTTAAACTTCAAAATGACGGATTTGAACCAAATATGTTAAAAATAGATGATGCTTTATCTTTTGATGATTTTTTAAAATTATCAGTTCAATCAGGAGGCGAATATGTTTTACAAATTAAAGAAGAACACAAGGAAGGTATTGAAAAGCATTTTCAAAAAACACATGATAAACAAAATGGATTACTAACACCTCCACCAGAGCAAAATAACAATAAAAATGTAAAAAATGATGAATATTTAGATTTGTTGTTTAATGTTATTGGTAATGGATATTTTAACGGCGTTAAATGTGTTTCATACCATCAACGGCTAACAATTCGTTTTGTTTTAAAAAGCAATGGATATGATAAGCAGCATTATATAGATTATTGTAATCTTCGTGAGGGGAAGGGTATGGATAATGCAGAAGACGATTGGGAAAAATTATCTATAAAAGAGGTATCGCCATTGGGTTTGTTGGAAGGATTAGCAAAAAAAATTAACGCGTCTGAGTATAAAAAATGGAGCAAAACACGGGAAGATAAGATAAAGGAAATAGGTAAAAAAATGTTAATAGAAAGTATAAAACAAAGTGAAAGTGAAGATGAGAAATCATATCAAAAGGTTAAAGAAGAGTTTGAAAAGAACCATTCGTTAATTGTCAATAAATCTTTATACATAAAAGAAACCGACGATGATGTTATTTTTATGAAAGAAAGTCAATTAATAACCAGTTATAAATCTTTAAAATATAGTGAGCCACAAATCAAAAAAAATAATATAAAATTGGTTGATGATAATTGTTTTATTAAGAGGTGGATTTTTGACGAAAAAATTAGAAAATATGAAACGATTGCAGTATATCCTCCTCCTTTAAAATGTCCGTCTAATGTATTTAATTTATGGAAACCATTTTCTATATCCAAATATACAGATGAATATGTTAAAGATGAAGAAGGCTTAGACATGTTTAAAAATCATATTAAAATCTTATGCGGTAATGATGAAAATGTAAAAGATTATTTAATTAAATGGATAGGCCAAATGTTTCAATACCCAGCAGTAAAAACAAATGTGCCGACATTCATATCAGGCGAAGGTGCTGGTAAAGGCTCATTATTAGAACTATTGTCTAATATGATGGGTACAGGTAAAGTATTAGTCACGACTCAACCAAGCAGAGATGTCTGGGGTTCATTCAACGGGTTAATGAGTAATTGTTTTTTAGTTAATTTAAACGAAATGTCTAAAAAAGAAACTGCTGATGCAGAAGGTAAAATTAAAGGGTTAATTACTGATACTCAACTAACAATTAACAAAAAAGGTATTGACCCATATCTGATTAATTCATATAATCGTTTTATGGGAACAACAAACAGCGAAGACCCAGTGAAGACAAAAAAAGGCGATAGGCGTAATATGATTATTCGCTCAAGTGACGAGAAATGTGGCGATAAACAATATTTTAAGGAATTAATTGCAAAGTTTAAAGATATAAATGTCATGAGAACTATTTATGATTATTTAATGAGTATAGAAGATTTAGATAAATTTGGCGAGTTGTCTGTGCCTGAAACAGAATATCAAAATGACATGAAGGAGCAATACAGAGATAATTATGACAGATGGATTGAAAGCTATATAACACAATACCAAAACGAAGATGTTGAGTATTTGAAATTAGGCGGTGAAAATCAATACAAATTATTTCAAGAATGGTGTGAGAAGAATGGTATAAAATATGAAACGAGTTCTATTAAAATGGGGTTAGCTATTAAACGCTTAAAAATAGATGGTATTATAACTGGTTTTAGAACAAATAAGGGCAATGAAACTCATTACCATATAGAAAAATTAAAGAAACATTACAAGATTGGTTGTATGATTGAACTTTAAATTATAAATAGTAAAATATATTATTACTTATAATTCTTATAATAATTAGTATAGTTAGTTTTAGTTTTATCAGATATAGAATTTTTAATTGTGAAAGCGTGTAGAAGTTCGGCCATGTTTATATATAATATGATGATAAAAAAGAAAATAAAAAATGAACGGAAAACTTGGATGGGCGGATGCATTTGGGGGGTAGGGATGGGCGGAGGCATTTGGTGGATAGTATCCACAACCCTACACTACCCTACACAACCCTACACTCCTACATAAATAAAAAACTATAAATATCTATATTATTATGTTATGTTATATGGTCTTATTATAATATACTTCATTATTTTCTTATGGTAAGTGTAGGGTAGTGTAGGGTGTGTAGGGTTAAAACGAAATTCATATATAAAAAGTTGTTTTTTTTTTATTTTATTTTTTCAAATGGATTTCAACATACCCTACACTATACAACCCTACACTCCTACATAAAAACCAAAAAAAACAAAATTAAAAAATAAATATGACATTATAAATGGTGTAGTGTATAGACGAGTGTAGGGTTATAAAAAAGATTTATCAAGCAAGTCCAACAAGAATAAACCGAAAAGTATTCACATATAATTAAATGGATTAATCTCTCTTTAATTATATTTCAAGTCATAAAAAAGTATGATGTATTAAGGTAATGTAAAGGTTCATGGTAGGTTTATAAGTCTGCTTGATAACCGAGATTTATGGCCGAGATTATGCAAGGTTTTTTTTGATTTAAATATTTGTTAAAAGATTGATTTAGTTTTTATATGAGAGCATATTTGATTTAAGTTTTTGTTAAAAAATTGTTTATTTTGATTTTTTGATTTAAATATTTGGTAAAAGATTGATTTAGTTTTTATAGGGTCAAAGAGGCCTCTTTGGGCTGCTATTAGCATTTGCTTTAGAATTGTAATTTAGAAAAGAAATATTTTGTGATGCTATTAGCATTTGCTTTAGAATTGTAATTTAGAAACTTTTTGCTATTAGCATTTGCTTTAGAATTCTAAAAAGCAAAATCAAATTTCTTAGTTTTTTATTTCTTAAATTCTCAAAGAGGGCTCTTTCAAAGAGGTCTCCACGGAAGTTCAAAGAGGACTCTTTCAAAAAGCAAAATAATAAAATTTAGAATTCTAAAAAATAAAAAACTCTAAAATTTGATTTTTAAAAAAAATATTAAAAAAATCAAAAAATAAAAAACTGAGAAATTTAAAAAAATATAAAAAAAAATATAAAAAAAATCATTAAAAAAAATACAAAATAAAAATATTAATCTTATAAGATTAATATTTTTATTTTGTATTTTTTTTAATGATTTTTTTTATATTTTTTTTTATATTTTTTTAAATTTCTCAGTTTTTTATTTTTTGATTTTTTTAATATTTTTTTTAAAAATCAAATTTTAGAGTTTTTTATTTTTTAGAATTCTAAATTTTATTATTTTGCTTTTTGAAAGAGTCCTCTTTGAACTTCCGTGGAGACCTCTTTGAAAGAGCCCTCTTTGAGAATTTAAGAAATAAAAAACTAAGAAATTTGATTTTGCTTTTTAGAATTCTAAAGCAAATGCTAATAGCAAAAAGTTTCTAAATTACAATTCTAAAGCAAATGCTAATAGCATCACAAAATATTTCTTTTCTAAATTACAATTCTAAAGCAAATGCTAATAGCAGCCCAAAGAGGCCTCTTTGACCCTATAAAAACTAAATCAATCTTTTACCAAATATTTAAATCAAAAAATCAAAATAAACAATTTTTTAACAAAAACTTAAATCAAATATGCTCTCATATAAAAACTAAATCAATCTTTTAACAAATATTTAAATCAAAAAAAACCTTGCATAATCTCGGCCATAAATCTCGGTTATCAAGCAGACTTATAAACCTACCATGAACCTTTACATTACCTTAATACATCATACTTTTTTATGACTTGAAATATAATTAAAGAGAGATTAATCCATTTAATTATATGTGAATACTTTTCGGTTTATTCTTGTTGGACTTGCTTGATAAATCTTTTTTATAACCCTACACTCGTCTATACACTACACCATTTATAATGTCATATTTATTTTTTAATTTTGTTTTTTTTGGTTTTTATGTAGGAGTGTAGGGTTGTATAGTGTAGGGTATGTTGAAATCCATTTGAAAAAATAAAATAAAAAAAAAACAACTTTTTATATATGAATTTCGTTTTAACCCTACACACCCTACACTACCCTACACTTACCATAAGAAAATAATGAAGTATATTATAATAAGACCATATAACATAACATAATAATATAGATATTTATAGTTTTTTATTTATGTAGGAGTGTAGGGTTGTGTAGGGTAGTGTAGGGTTGTGGATACTATCCACCAAATGCCTCCGCCCATCCCTACCCCCCAAATGCATCCGCCCATCCAAGTTTTCCGTTCATTTTTTATTTTCTTTTTTATCATCATATTATATATAAACATGGCCGAACTTCTACACGCTTTCACAATTAAAAATTCTATATCTGATAAAACTAAAACTAACTATACTAATTATTATAAGA